CCTGCAATATCGTAAGCGATAAGGTTAGGCATTGCTCTTCTTACTAAACTAATTAGGATTGGATCCCAGTTAGATACAGCTGAACCAGTTGAGTTTGTTGGTGCAGCTTCAGATAAGAACGCATTGTCTTCCTTAGCAGCTCTTTCTTGGTTTTCCAAGATAACAGAGGTGACGGCACGTCTATAAGAATCCGTGATTTTTGGTAAATCAGGATGCTCAAGGACTGGCTGCCATTTTTTTTCGTGAGTTTCGGATAAGTACATTGTTTATTTCTCCCTTTTCCTTGATTAAGATATTTTAATATCTTTTGTTTTGCTAATAGCGGCAGTGTAAGCAGCCATCGCTTTTGATAAATCCTCATTACTTAATGAAGTTTCACCAGCAGCCGCCACATCATCTAAAGCCTCATCTGCTTTTGCTTTTTGTCCAAAGTATGATTCTTTGATAGTCTCACACTTTTTCTTAAAATCTTCAGCAGTTGAGTATTCAATCTCTTCAGCAAGTTTAGCAAATTTTTCTTTTTGAGTGTCTGCTAAATCATTAGCAACTTCAGCCATAATCTCTTTTTGAGATTTTACTGAATTGTCTTTGTTTAGTTCAACATTCTTTTCAATTTGCTCGTTTAACTTTTTCTCTAATGTCTCAATTTTAGTTGCTTGCGCTTCTAAAACATCATACTTCTCATCTGGAACATCAATATAATGTTCGCTGAAAAGTTTTTTAAGACCAGAGATAAAGTCTTCAGCAATCTCGCCTTTAATACCTCGTTCAAGAGCGATTTCGTTTTCTTTCATCCACTCTTCAACAACGTAAGACAAGTAAGAGTCAACTTTTTCAGTTAATTCTTCTTTTGCTTTTGCACTTTCTTGCTCTAATTTGTTGTTATAATCTGCTTCCATTGACTCAGCAATTTCACCAACTTTTGATTTAATTGCAGCTTCAAAAACGGTAGCAGCTTTTGTTTTAAATTCTTCTGATAAATCATTTTCGCCATTTACAAGAGCGTCAACGTGTTCTGATACATCAATGTCTTCTTTTTTATAAGAAGCCATTTTCATACTCATTACAGGTTTTTTCTCTTTTTTGTCTTCAGCGTCAGCTTCTTCAGACTTTTCTTTTTTATCTTGCGATTTTTTAAGAGCGTCTAAAGCTGCTTTAGGCATTTCGCCTTCTTTGATTTCAGAACCTTCTTCAGTTTCTTCGCTCTCTTTTAACTTCGGCATAGGGTCAGCTGCGCCTTGGTTTTTTTGTTGAGCGTCACCAGAAACTTGTTTAGTTTTCTTCGTAGCGTCTGGATTGCTGTCTGTTGGTTTAACAACAGCTGCACCTAAATCCTCTGCATTATTCATACTTGCAATGTGAGAAGGTTCAGCCGCAACAGCATTTTTCTTCGGAGCATCCGCTTGTGGGTTAGCACTTGCTTCAGCAACCGCTGATTTTTCCAAAGCCTCTACTTTATTGTCTGTCTCGGCCATTTTAGAAATCTCCTTATTCTTTATTAAAATAAACGTTTATTTTATTCTCTGTAAGATATTTATAATATTAGAGCTTTTTAAGAAAGGTTTTAAACACTTCCGCCTTAGCTTCTGCTAGTTGGATTGATTTTGCCTTCTCAATATATCTCTTATATTCTTCAATATCCTGTGCCTTAATCTGACCATTGTCCCATATCCACTCTCTATTCTCCATAATACCCTCTACGAAAGCGTCTGGAGCGCTTGGGTCTGCAACAATGTCAGCCGCCGTTGCTAAATAGAAGTCTTTACCTACATAATTAGCACCGTTCTTTTGTACCAAGGAACCCATACCTCTTGATGATACACCCAATTGAGCGCCTTCATCAATAAGACCTTTTACAATCTTACCGTAAGGTGTGTTCATAATCTTGGCTTCACCCATAAAATTTTTACCGTCTGGTGTTAGAGCAGTAACCATATGTGATACTCTCTCTAAATTTACGGTTGGACCATCTGGATGGCCTAACTCACCGAACGCTCTATTTTTTTGGATAAATTCTTTGTTATATCTGTTTACTTCTTTCGCTAGAATATCATTCTCGTATATTCTTCCATTTCTATTCTTGATGTCAGATTGTAGAAAGACACCACGGATTTTGTAATCTTTTTTACCGTTTTTTTCTTCTACAATATACTCTGCCGAAGCAACTTCTTCCGATATTAATTTCATTTAGTCTCTCTCTTTGTTATATATTTATAAAGGATTTTATCTAAACTCAACAATAATTGTGTAGTTATCGCCTAAAGCAAAGTTTTTAGTAGATAATAACACATCACCAGTAGGTGTTGTTGCATTATTTGTAATTTCATTGCCGGCTGTTCTTAAATCCCAATAACCATTACCACTCAAAATAGCTGCTGTAGAATTAGTTTCTCCGTCCCATACCAATTCAACTGCCGATTTAGTATCAGATACATTTATTGAATACCATATCTTTGCAATTTTTCTAGTTGCGTCTTCGGTCATAAATGTAACCTCTGAAGCGTCAATCTTTTTAACTAAACTCTCGCCTGTGCCATCTGAAAAGTTTGTTAACTTCGCAACGAATTTTACACCTTGCGTATCAGCTATAGTTTGTGTTGTTACCGTGTCTGCCATTTTTATTCCTCAAATCCTGATTCTTTGTGGCACTCTAAACTAATATTAAATTTAGGTACCGTAGAATCTGCTTGTAATACTACGTTTTGTTCTGCTTCATCAACCAACTTATTTTCTGTCGGTTTAATCCCATAATTTCCTCTGCCACTAATTGATAACTCTTTACTACCTAGTGTCAGTTTTACATTACCTGTTCCAAATACTTCATAATAAACATTAGCGATACTAATTTTTGGTTGACTAGTTGCGTTATTTAATTTTGCAACATCAACAACCGTACCACCATCAGATTGTATACCTTTAATGTTTGTTATAACTTTAAAGTTATCATCTGTTTTATGTACAATAGACTTATTCTCTTTATCTAAATTATCAAACCAAAGAATAGTCATTATTGTGCGTCATAATAAGTTTTAGAAAGTTCACCACGTTCAACCGTTTCACCAGTCATTCGTGTTCTCATATAAATTTTTGTGACAGCATTTGTTCCTGGTCTAGTATGTGTTCTAACACCACCAGAAACCGTTGAGTTTGCACCATCGGCTGAATCTGGATATGTATTAGCCGCTGTAGCAGTATTTTCATATTGCCACAAACTATTTGAACCTGGTACCGTAACCCACGCCATCTTTATACTCCTAATTCTTTGTCTATATAATCATAGACAACATCTGTTTTAACGTTATGTTGAAGAGAAACTTTGTCAATAGTTGTTTCTACTTCTTTTACAACATCATCACTATCATAGTTTACACTATTATAAAAATCACTCACCACTTCTTTATGTAGTGGTGATAATTTATTAAATGTCTCCGTATCTACCGGTGACTTACTGATTAACTGGCTGACTCTCTGCACTTGGAACCTCGGCTTCAGGTGTAGGTTGTTCGTTACCATTATCAGTAAACTCTATTTCTTGACCTGTTGTATCCATAATTTGGTCTGTCTTATCGCTTGGGTCAGTTACCGCCGGTTTAGGGTCACTATGAGCTTCTGGCTCTACACCACTAAAAATTCTACCAGCAATATCTTGTCTTTGTGCGTCAAGTGAAGTTGATACTTTATCTCTTAATGCGTCTTTAAATGCTTCACCAGCACCTGCATTATCTCCTGTATTCAACTTGTTAATAAAGTCTGTTATTTTTTCTGACATAATTTATCTCCTATTTGATTTCTCTAGTATATTCGCCTGCGTCTGGCATAGCGATAATACCATCATCAATTTCTTTCTTAATTTGTTTATCTATATCTGCTATTTCTCTATCTGTTTGTCTTAATACATTCTTTCTAACAAACTCCACAGAGAAATATTTACCAACATAATCTCTCATTGAATCGGCCAATCTCAATCTTTCCATTAACATTTCTGACTCTTTCAATTCTGCAAAATGTCCATCTTGTAAAAAATTATATTGTATATTGTCTCTTAATGTAGCCCATTCTGGTTCTGCAATTACACCTTTTAATACTAATTGAGTTTTTAAAATGTCATTAAAGAGTTCAGTAAATTTCTTTCTTAATCTTTGTACAAATTTTGTAAACT